GGTAATTTGCAGCCCGAGGTTTTTTTATATGCGACAATCATAGGTAAAACACTCGCTTTTAATACTTTTAGTTATATGACCCCCCTCCAGCCCTCTGGTTACAAGATTACTGCTATAGCCCATTTATTGACATAATATGTCACATAGTGACGAATAATAACAAAAAATTGACGCTTTTCATTATGGGCTTACTTGTAAACAAAAAACAACTTGCGGAAATTCTCGGCAGAAATGAGGCCACTTTGACAACGTGGCAACGTGACGGTTTACCGATTGAAACAAAAGGTGGTCGCGGTTCGTGGAATCGTTACGACACGGCGGACGTTATCAACTGGCTAGTCAAACGTGACGTAGAAAAAAGAATAAAAAAACATGCTGGTGAAACAGAGTGGCACGACTACGAAAAAGAACGGGCGCGGCTCACATATCATCAAGCAAATAAAATCTCACTGGAAGAACAAGTATTAAAAGGCGAGTTGATCCCGGTTGATAAAGTTGTTCAAGTTCAAGGTTCAATGGTGAGCGCCTTTCGTGCTCGTTGTTTATCGATCCCCACCAAAACGGCACACAACCTTTTGTCGTTAACAGATCTTAACGAAGTGAAATCTATTTTAAAAACGGAAATTTTTGAAGCGCTAGCAGAGTTGGCAGATTTTGAACCAGAGCAATACGACATCGTACAAGCTGAAACAGATAACGGCGCTAGTAGCCCCGCCACCTGATTTCACTGTGTCAGAATGGGCTGACGCCGAACGGCGATTAAGCCCCGAAGCAAGCGCGGAGCCGGGGCGCTGGCGAACAGATAGAGCGCCATACCAAAAAGAAATATTAGACGCGGCGGGAAGTGCAGAGCCTCAAACTATCCTTTTTCGCGGTGATGATGGTGAGTTGAATTCGTACATTATCAGCTATGTTGATACGGCTGTAATGATGAGTAGCGCGCAGGTTGGAAAAACGGAATTACTTTTAAACTTAATTGGTTATTTTGTAGATCACGATCCCTCCCCAATTTTGTTATTGCAACCCACAATAGATATGGGCCAAGCATTTTCAAAAGATCGACTTTCGCCAATGGTGCGCGACACTCCCGCACTAACTGGAAAAATTGCGGATTCAAGTAAAAAAACTAGCGGCAATACGATTTTACATAAATCGTTTCCCGGCGGACACATAACGATAGCTGGCGCAAACTCTCCCGCCTCACTGGCATCAAGGCCAATTAGAACCGTGTTAGCGGATGAAGTGGATAGATATCCGTTAAGTGCTGGAAGTGAAGGAGATCCACTATCATTGGCAACCAAACGTACTTTGACTTTTTGGAATAAGAAAAAAATAATCGTCAGTACGCCAACTGTTAAAGGCGTTAGTGTTATCGAACGTATGTATGACGATAGCACACAAGAACAATATTGCTTGCCTTGCCCTGATTGCGGACACATGCAGCCTTTGAAGTGGGCCAATATTGTTTTTGATTGCGCTGGCCACACTTGCGAAAAGTGCGGGGCTATCAACGATCAAGATAAATGGAAAAAACAACCGGGTGTATGGATTGCACAAAAGCAGCACCCCACTACACGCGGTTTTCATTTAAACGAATTGTTAAGCCCATGGCGGCGCTGGGAACAAATCATAGCCGAGTTTAAACAGGCTAAAAAATCCCGCGAGACATTAAAAACATTCGTCAATACTTCACTGGGTGAAACTTGGGAGGAAGAAGGCGAAACAATAGACCATTCTGTCTTGTACTCACGCCGCGAGCATTACAAAGTTGAGGTTCCTGCTCAAGTCGTTGTTTTAACTTGCGCGGTTGATGTGCAAGACGACCGGCTAGAAATCGGTGTTGAAGGATGGGGAGACGGCGAAGAAAATTTCAAAATAGACTATTCAATTTTGCGCGGTGATCCTTCCCGGCCTGAATTGTGGAACCGGTTATCTGAAACATTAGACAAGCGCTATACACACGAAACAGGCATTCAAATGCGTATTGCTTGCACTGTTATTGATAGCGGCGGTCATTATACACAGCAAGTATACAAGTACGTTAAACCGCGTGAAGGCTTGCGGGTTTACGCTATCAAAGGCCGCTCAACAGTGGGTAGCCCCGTTGTTAATAGGCCAAGTAAAGCAAATTTAGGCAAGGTTTCATTATTCACAATAGGAACCGATACGGCAAAAGAAACAATTTTTGCACGGCTTAAAAATAATGAACCGGGTGCTGGCTATATTCATTTCCCGGTATCACCTTTATTTGATGAGGAATATTTCGCACAGCTTACCGGCGAAAAATGTACTACTAAATACGTAAAAGGCCGACCAGTAAAAGTGTGGGTGAAAACCAGAACGCGCAACGAGGCGTTAGACATAGCTGTCTATAATTTGGCGGCCTTGTACATACTCAACCCTAATATAAAAATACTAAAAACTAGGTTGATGCCGCAACAAGAACCAAAGCCAGAACCGGAACAAGAAAGCAACTTTGATTCAGTTGTAACCCCACGTGCAAAAAATAAAAAAAGAAACAGGCGCGGCGGTTATATGTCGTCATGGAAAAATTAAATGCTACCACTAAAAATAAATGCTGGTGATACGGTGTCATTCATTGAATCGTATTCAGAATATCCGGCAACCGATAACTGGTCACTGCTTTTTGTTGTCGTGAATGGTCAAAACAAATATTCGGCAACAAGTAACGCTAGCGGTGATATGCATAATTTTCTCATTTCTTCCGCGACTACTGCAACATGGGCACCGGGTGCTTACAAGTCTGTACTTTATGCAATACAGACAGACATTAGACATACTTTAGTTGTTGGTGATTTAGAAATCATTCCTGATTTGACACAAAGTAACAGCGATCAACGCCACCATGTAGAGCGTGTTTTAGATGCCATTGAGGCGACATTAGAAAACAAAGCCAGTACTGATCAACAATCCATGTCGATTGCAGGCAGATCTATTGCGCGCTATTCATTTTCAGATTTATTGATGTTACGTGACAAGTATAAAAATGAGCTTATTTCTATAAAGCGCGCAGAAAGAATAAAAAATGGTATGTCATCCGGCGGCAAAATTTTAGTGAGATTTTAAATTATGGGTTTAATAAACTGGTTGGCAACTCGTAATGGTTACGAGAAAAAAACCAATAAGCCGAGCACACATAAACGCTCTTTTAATAGCGCAAAAATAAACCGTCTTACCTCATCATGGACAACTCAACCTAAGCCGATAGATGCAGACATACGCAACGGTTTACGCCAATTGAGAGCACGCACACGCGAACAAGCCATGAATAATGATTATGTTCGCCGCTATTTTACTTTGCTGCGTAGTAACGTTGTGGGCGCTCAAGGCGTACAGTTTCAAGCTAGGTCCATGGACCCTACCGGTAATATGGATGAGTTAGCCAATGAGGCTATAGAGCACGGCTGGAAACAATGGGGAATGCAAGGCGTACCTGATGTTACCGGCTGTCATTCATGGCGATCAACACAACGCCAAGCGCTTGAAACAGTGGCCCGCGATGGTGAGGCGCTTTATATTTTACATGCTGGATGGAATGAAAATAATTTTCGTTTTGCGGTCGAGTCAATCGATATTGAAGCGCTGGACATAGAGTTAAATCGTGAATTGTCCAATGGTAATGTCATACGAATGGGTGTTGAGCTTAACCGGTGGCGGCGTCCAGTTGCGTATCATTTGCTGACTATGAGCAAAACAGATGATGATTATACGCACCGGGGAAAAGACTATAAGCGCATCACTGCTGACAAAGTTATTCATTTATTTAAACCGGAATTTGTGTGGCAAACACGCGGCATTCCTTGGTTATCATCTTCACTACTTCGTTTAAACATGTTGAGTGGCTATGAAGAGGCTGAATTAGTCGCGGCGCGTGTTGCCAGTAGCAAAATGGGATTTTTCGAAAGTACGGCGGGTGATGAATATACAGGCGATTCCGTTGATGATGATAAAAACGTAATCACTGACGCAGAACCGGGAACGTTTGAAATGTTACCGGCTGGAATGAAAGTAACTTCATGGGAACCGAACCACCCTAACGCAGCTTTTTCTGATTTTATAAAAGCGAATTTACGCGGTGTAGCGGCGGGTTTAGGTGTCAGTTATCACACTTTGGCGAATGATTTAGAGGGTGTTAATTACAATTCAGGTCGCTTGGGATCATTGGAAGATAGAGAAGCATATAAGAGTGACCAAGACTGGTTTATAGAGACGTTTTGCACAAAAGTGTATGAACACTGGCTAAAAGCTTCTTTGCTTGCCGGTGCTATCACTGTGCGCGGTAGACCATTGAAAGCGGAACGATTAGAAAAATATTTGCATGTTGACTGGCAACCAAAGCGTTGGGCATGGGTTGACCCTCAAAAAGACATGGCCGCGAACACTTCAGCAATTGAAAACAAAATCCGTTCACGCTCGGATATTATCCGCGAACGTGGCCAAGATCCTGAAAAAGTTTGGCAAGAATTAGCCGATGAACAAGCGCGATTCGATGAGCTTGGATTAAATGGCGCTGAACAAAATAATAACAATAATGAGGCTATAGAAGATGCCAGCGACGACACAAACGAAGAACCAGAACCAGAACCAGAACCAGAACCCGAACCAGAACCCGAAAAAGGAAAATAAATTTCCTGATTCGCTGGAACGTTCTATTTCTTTTACTCGTGAAGAAGTTGAAGAAGAATCGAGAACGGTATCACTTGCATTTTCTAGTGAAGCGCCAGTAGAACGCTGGTTTGGTCGTGAAATTTTAGACCATAGCCCGGAATCAGTAAGGCTAGACAGAATGAAAANCCGGGGGCGCGGTACTCGTTGACCATAACCCACGTGACCATGTTGGAACCGTAGAAAGTATTTCTATTGATGCAGACCGGCGGGGCCGTGCTGTAGTGCGTTTTGGTAAAAGCGCACGGGCTGAAGAAATATTCAATGACATAAAGGACGGCATACGAAAAAGTATTTCAGTTGGTTATCGCGTTTACAAGGCAGTGGCCGAGGAACGCGGCGAAGATGGCGACATTGAGTCATACAGGGTAATTGATTGGGAACCCGTCGAGGTTTCACTAGTATCAATTCCCGCCGATGAATCTGTGGGGATCAATCGTAATTTGCCCGAATTTTCAGAAAAAACAATAAAAAAAGAGAGTAAAACAATGCCAAATGCAGTTAAAGAAAAAGAAAAAGAAAAAACAGTTGTTGACACTTCTGCTATCGAAGAAAAAGCGCGTAAAAAAGAACAAGACCGCGTTCGCTCGCTTTTGAAAGTTGGTGAGACTTATAACCAGCCTGAACTAGCGCGTAAATTTGTAGAAAACGGCGGCAGTGAATCCGATTTAAACAAAGCTATCTTAGAATCAATGGGACGTTCAAAACCAGTTGAAGCCAAATCACCTGATATCGGACTTACAGAAAAGGAAAAAAGTGAATTTTCTTTTGTACGTGCAATGAATGCATTAGCTAACCCTACCGATAGACGCGCAATGGATGCGGCATCATTCGAGTTTGAATGCTCCCGCGCAGCTCAAGAGAAAACAAAAAGCGAGTCACGCGGCTTGTTGGTTCCAGTTGACGTACTTAAACGGGATTTGGTCGCGGGTACTCCTTCTGCTGGTGGTGATACTGTAGCAACTGATTTACTTGCTGGCTCCTTCATTGATTTGTTGCGCAATAACTCTTTAATGCTCGGACTGTCTACGATGTTAACCGGGTTAAACGGAAACATTGCAATCCCACGTCAAACCGGTGGCGCTACAGCGTATTGGGTTGGTGAGAATGGAGCGCCTACCGAATCACAACAAGCGTTTGATCAGATAACCCTATCTCCCGAAACTGTCGGCGCGTACACAGAGTATTCGCGCAAGTTGTTGCTGCAATCTTCTATCGATATCGAAGCCTTTGTAAGAATGGATTTAGCGAAAGTGCTGGCGCTTGAAATTGACCGCGTATGTATTAATGGTTCTGGTGCAAGTAACGAACCACGCGGAATTCTAAACACTACTGGTATTGGTGACGTTGCTGGCGGTGTTAATGGCGCGGTGCCTTCGTGGGGTAATGTCGTTGATTTAGAAACTGAAGTAGCAATTGATAACGCTGATGTTGGATCACTGCGCTATGTCACTAATGCGCGCATACGTGGCGCATTGAAACAGACAGAAAAAGCAACAAGCACGGCGCAGTTTATTTGGAGTGAAGGCGGCAACATGAACGGTTATGAGTCACTTGTAACTAATCAGGTTCCCGCCGATTTGACCAAAGGCACGTCAACCGATTGTAGCGCTATCCTGTTTGGAAACTTTGCTGATTTGATCATAGGTATGTGGGGCGGTTTAGATCTTCAGGTTAACCCGTATTCGCTTGATACAACTGGCGCGGTTCGTATCACGGCGTTTCAAGATCTTGACACCGCTATTAGACATCCAGAGTCGTTCGCAGCCATGCAGGACGCGTTAGCGTCATAATTAAATAGGCAGTTGCCGCCAACAAATCATTTATTGGCGGTAGCTGCTCATTTAAAAAAGGAGTTAACATGAAGATAAAAATGCTGCGTTCTACGGTAGTTGGTGGAAAGCGAAAAGAAAAACACGATATTGTTAACGCATCCGATAACGATGCACGGCAATTGATAAATATGAGAAAGGCGGTTTCTTTTTCCGAAAAAAAACAAAAAGTGAAAAAAGATGTATGAACTATCAGAATTTTTCAATGATTCGGATGGTATGACGCTAAGAGGCAGTTTGCATAATGCGGGCATAGATCTAAACGGATATTTTGATAATGTTGAAACTGAATTTTATCTAAATCATTCACAAGGTCCAATCAACGCACAGTTTGTATGTGAAGACTATACAGGCTCTGCGGGTGCCGTTGGTGACATCATTTCAATAAATAACATTAGTTACAGAGTAATAAAAGCCGAACCAGACGGAACCGGCATATTAACACTCTATCTTTTTAAATAATCAGGAGTAAATAAAATGCCAAGTACTGCTATTAGTGCGCAGGGAACAACTGTGCAAGTTGATAACGTAACACCGGGCACGGCGGATGTAGCGATTGATAATGTTAAAAGTTTTTCCGGTTTCGATGGCGAATCAAGCGAGATTGATACAACAAACTTGGTGAGTACGGCTAAAGAGTATCGGTTAGGGTTGCAAGATTTTGGTAATTTCCAGATGGAATATGACGTTGATTATAGCTCGACTGGGCAAGATGTTTTACGGGCAGCGCAAGCAAGCGGTGACACGAAAACTTTTTTGCTAACTTTTCCTGATGCGTCAACCGCAACATTTCAAGCAATTGTTAAAAACGCGCAATCATTAAGTGGAGGCGTTGACCAAGTATTAACAGGCTCCGCATCATTGCGCATAACTGGCGCGGTCACTTTCGCATAATAGGATAACAATGAATCAATTAAACGCAATCGACATATTAAATTGTGACGATACAAAAAGGGAACGTGTGAACGTTCCCGAATGGAAAGGGTTTGTTTATGTGTCAGTAATGAGCGCGGCGGCTCGTGATGAATACGAAGTTAGTATGATATCTGATGAACGAGCGGCGGACGGTTCAGCGATTATGGATCGTGACAATATGCGCGCTAAATTGGTTGTAGCTACGGTGACCGATGAAAGCGGAAACCGTCTATTTACAACTGAGCAAGCCGCCGAATTAGGCCAAAAATCATGCGCGCCTATCATGCGGCTTTATGAAATCGCCTCACGCATAAACGTGCTGACAGATCCAGAAATTGAGGAAGCCGCAAAAAACTAATAGCCCGGCCTTTTGTTATCTTTCAATACAGATTAGCGGAAAGGCTGGGATATACGCGGCGTGATTTGCTTCGTTCTATGTCTAGTGCGGAGCTAATAGAATGGTTTATTGTTTCTGATTTAGAGCACTGGCAAGAAAAAATAAAAATAAAAACAATGTCGAAAGAACAAAAAGCAAACCAGCTAAAATGCTTGTTGTTCAAAGGAGTTAAAAAAAATGGTAGCCAAAGCGCCTAGTATTGCAGTTGAGGTTACATACGCGCCCGAAAAAGCAGAAAAAAAGATAAAAAAAACTGCTGAAGAGATCGACAAAATGGGCAAGAAAGTAAAAAAAGTTGATGGCCGAATGATGAAAATGTCAAATTCATTCAGCACGGCGGCTAATCAGGCGGCTATTTTACAAGGTCCATTAGGCGGCACGGCTGGCCGTTTATCATCGCTTGCAACTGCATTTAAAATTGCCACACCAGCGACTTTAACTTTTGGTGTTGCGCTTACTGGCCTAGCTGTGATTATGGGTAAATCCGTTGGCGCGGCTTCTCGTTATGAGCAAGAATTAGGAAAATTAAACGCATTAGTGAAAACAACTGGTAACGTTGCTGGATTCACTGCCAATCAAATTGACGACATGGCGATAAGTTTATCAGAGGCAACACTAGCAAGCGCTAACGAAGCGCGAGACGCCGCCGCAATACTTTTATCGTTTACAGCGATTCAAGGTGAACAGTTCAGGCAAACGCTAGTAACCGCGCAAGATTTAACCGCAATTACTGGTAATAGTCTGAAATCCTCAGTAACTCAATTAGCCAAAGCTTTGCAAGATCCAACAAAAGGCTTAAACGCGCTTACTCGATCCGGTGTTAGTTTTACAGAACAGCAAAAAGAACAAATTAAAACAATGTCTGAATCTGGAAAACGATTAGAGGCGCAAAATAAAATATTAGGCGCGATCAAAGCACAGGCGGCGGGTTCTGGTGTTGGTGAATCAGGTGGCGTGGCTGGCGCACTTGATACACTTGGAGAGCGTTGGGAGCGTTTACTAGCTGTAATTGGGCAAAAATCAGGCGCGGCAGATGCGGCAACGGGTTTATTTACTCAAATGGCAAAAGGCGCAAAAGTTGCAATAAATAGTTTAACTAAAACGGCAGG